TTCATAAACAACATTTGATCGCCATCGCCAATGTCAAAATACCCAGAGCGAATATACGCATTTATCGCCGAATTATCCCCGTTGTAACCAGTTTCTTGTCGATAAACAACACTTCTGCCAGCGGTTAATCCCTGTACTTGTGGAGAAGGAATGGGGTAGTTAGCGTTTTCAAAATACTGAGTTGCCAGTGGTCGATCAAATGTGCCGATGTCTGACCATGCAGTTCTCGGCATTGTTCCAATGTGCCAACAATTTTCTACGTAGTTATAGCTTACAAATCGGTCTATGTAGTCAGAGGTAAAGGAACAATACCACCAGGTTACCTCGTTAAACTGGCTGTTAACGCCTGCATATACTTTTTCCCCTTGGATAATATTGAGATCTTTAAATACGTAATCTTGCACTGTGCAAGGCAACTTCTTGACTGTTCCATCAAATACGTAGAAAGACTCTGTGCCCATCCAAAAGGCTAAACCGTTAACGTCTACTGCTCCGTGGGGTGATATGCTTCCACAATTTGCCCCAAGTTGTTGAAATCCAAAAGTGTATGGAGGGCCAATGTACTGCATGCCATGCAAAGAGGTGTCGGTGAAAATTAAGATTTGGCCACGAGAACGGATTCCCGATAAGATTTTGCTTCCATCAGTTAAACGTTGCCCACCCGCAGTATTTGTGGCAGATTCACTAAATTGGCTTATGTCTTCTTGGCTAGAAAACCGTACAAACATGGGGTCAATGCTAAGCCTGTCATTAATAATAGTTTCTGTTCCAAGGCATACGAGGTGACGATCTGGAGTGGATATCAAAGAAAAACGGCTTCTAGTTGGAGCTCCATTCACAATTTGAGCTCTTGTTGCAGTTCCAATTGTTGGCGACCATTGATACACAGGACCATCAACCACTCCAGCAATTAAATTTTCTCCGTAGTTATCAAACTGCCAGGTTTGTGACCCGCGATTAACAATTCCAGGAGGACGGGGGGTGCCCCAGGTAGATAAACCCCAAGTGCCCGTTCCCCAGCCAAAATCAAAAAAGCTTACATCATTTCCAACAGTAATTTCAAAATTAGCGCTTGCTGATCCCGCCGCAGTGTCTGTAAACAATGCTTGGGTAGGAAGAAGAATGGTAAATCTACTCGAATCTATGACAGTTTGAATTTCAAACTGTTGATCAAACGTAGAGTTAGGGAGTAAGCCAGGGTTGCCAGTAGTGTTACTAATAGTGACAAAATCGCCTGGGATAGCGCCGTGATTACTTAAATTAACGGTTACGGTTGCGCTACCTATTACCGTAGTAAACGTTAGACCAGTCCTACTTGATCTGATTGGGGTAATATCAAAATATTGACCGCCGGTGTAAATATATAACTTTCTGTTTGTTCCTATGGCAGCGTAAGGAGTGCCGTCTAAGGCATTCCAAGTAAATAAATCACTTGCTTGGCCTATTAAAGACAAGGGATCGTTTGCTGGACCTGGGACAGGCAATATAACCGCCTGAGAAACAAGTCGTTCCCAGCCGCCCATTTTTTCCGGAAGGCCAAACCGAAAGCGGACATGATCGGAATCAATCCATCCGCCTTCCGAGCCATACTCGGTATTTTGTTTATCTATCCCAGGTTTAAAGGCTAATCGAAAGTAACCCATTATATAATTGGACCCCCAGAGTCTTTTTTAACTTTCATGCTTGCAGCCCCGGCAAATAAACAGTTTTACCGTTTTGCTTGACGGCGGTTGTAGAACTCGAGGATGACTTGCGTGAAGTTGAGGTTTTCTGTGATCCACTTTGCAAGGTCCGCGTTCGGGATGCCTGGGATTTCGATGTCCGCTGCTTGGCCTTTGCAGTGATCGCTCGTTTTCGAGCCTCCGACCTTGGCATTGACGTCCGGATGGCGGAAGCCCGAGTTGACTTTGACCCCAGTCTTAAAATGCTCCCTAATAGGCTGAAGAACTTTTTCACATAGTCTTTTAAGATTTTCAATTTCTGCCTCCCCAGGCGTGTTATCCATGTCATGACGCAGTGCAGTATCAGACTTTACCATTTCAGACAAAGTAAAGTTAGCGGTTAAATTCATTTCTTCTTGTCCATGATTTCGTCAAGTTGTAAGGATTTTTCCTTACTGCCCTGGCTAGATCCAAAGTAGTAGCCTAAAACCATAGTCATAGCAGAGGTCAGGGCGCCAAGAACGTAGATCAGGATGTCCTTTGAATTGGCATTGACCTCGGCAAAAATGATTACCAAAAACAAAATAAAGGTTAGGCTGACCGTTCCAAGCGCTAAAACGGGCGTAATGATCTTATTAATGGTTGGAGCGAACTGGCTGGTGGCAATCTCGATCTCGCGCCTGCGAGCCGAATCCATTTCCTTGGTCATCGCCTCAAGCTCGGCTAACTGGCCTTTTTGCGCCATCTCCATAAGCTTGGCCTGAGCCTCTGCTTTTGCAGCCGGATCCGGGAGAACCTTGTCTAAAACCTTTTCCCCGATACTTAATAGTGCTGCTATTGGTAACATCACCACGCTCCCATTGCTTTAAAAACGCCGTAAATAATTCCTGAAAGAGTAAAAATAATTATCCAAGTCAACCGTTCCTCGGATCGAAGACGTTGGAATTCATGGTCCAATATCTGTCTTTCCTTACGCATTTGGGTAACTAAAGCTTTTACCTCCGTTACCGCCTGCCTGCCAAACTCTTGCTCCATTTCCTGGTACATGCCCTCTTCGGCTGCACGTATTTTACGGACCTCACGCTACTCTTGCTGACTTCCCTGCCCGTGTCCTTGATCTCTCGACCAACCTTGATGGCTTCTTTTATGCCACCTAACGCCGAACGGGCGACTTCTGCCGGATTTCCCGGATCTGGCAATTGGCTCAAAATTCATTCCCCTGTCCCTGATTTTATCCAATTAATTGTGTGCTAACGTCTTCAATACCGGGAGCGTACACGAACAAAACAAGTCCGGGTCCCCCGGAGCCGCCGTATGGATTTGTTGCGCTATTGTAATAGCCTACCCCACAACCGCCAGCGCCCATTCCGCCGTCACCACCCTGAACACGGTTTGCCCCTGATTGATATCCAGAACCTGCGCCCCCACCACCAACGCCAATAGTTCCGGAAGCAGCAACACCGTTTAGGTAGTTATATGTCCAAGAAGTGCTGTTTGATCCATTCCCGCCACTCTTAGTAATTCCGCCACCACCACCGCCACCACCAACGCCAGCGTTAGCTCCATCCAAGGCAGGGCTGTTTGTTCCGCCAAGGCCGCCGTTAGGAGAACCCCCATTACCACCACCTGAAGCAGTGCCATTGTTTCCACTGCCAGTAGTGCCCGCACCACCGCCACCGCCGTTCCCCGCAGAAAAACTGGAACCGCCGCTACTTAGTGAAGCTGGAAAAGTTCCGTAGGAAAAAGCTTGAAGTCCTCCTCCACCACCTCCACCAGAAGTAGTTGTAAAGGAACTAGAACCCCCACTACTACCGCCACCTGAGCTACTGATACGACCTAACCCACCACCATTACTTAAACCACCAGAAGCGCTAGATGATCCCAAACCTTCTCGTCCTCTAACACCTTGCGCAAGTGAAGCTGGAACAGCATTAATATTCAATAAATTAACAAAAGACTCAGAGCCGTTTGCGCCAGAACCTACGGAAAGATTTTTACCTGTTGAACCGGCTGCTTGAATGTAAATATTTTGATTACGAAGAACTCCACCTATTCCGTAATTATTTGAAGCGTTTCCGCTACCGGCGCCTCCACGACCTTGAACCGATCCTGAGCTTTGGACACCCGCTTGACCCCCGCCTCCAACAGCGATTAATTGAAACGACCCGCCAAAGTCATTTGGGATCTGCCAGGAACCAGAAAAATTGGTAAAAGCGGCAACTTTAATAAGAGAAGGAAATGTTATACCCGTGTTATTAGTAACATTTGTTGCGCCAAAAGCACGCAATTCTGGATTTGTTCCAGTTACTAGGCTAGATGCATAGTAAGCATATTGCGTTTCTTGTGGAAAAGAAGTGTTGTTTGTCAACGTAAAAGAAGAAAATACCATGGGCACATTAAAAGTACCGGGCCTAAAACGACCATTACCCGTACAAGTAATCTGCCCCACAATACTTGCAGTTTGTGTCGAATTTGTCGTTACAAAACTGTTCGTGACTGTAAACCTACATAAATAGTTTTATCAACTATGTTATTGATAAAATTAAGATTATAAAAAGTACCATAAATATTTGAAAGTGGAGCAAGGGGAGTTGAAGTAACTTCAACAGTTGAAGTCCCCGGAACCATGGTAACACTCGGAGCGTTAAAGTCGTATGTTCTTAATTGGCTTGTTGCGGTTAAATCTATAGACAATGCGCTAGGAATATTATCAAGATAATATTGATCCACAGTAGTAGAAGATCCGAATGAAGCGCCAGCGGAAAAAACGCTAATGAATCCGTTAAAGGAAGTTAGAGATACCGCTCCCTTTCTAGCAGAAACTGAATTTAATGAAATTAAATTAGCCCCTAAATTAAAGGTTGTAGCTGGACTACTTAAAATAGTATTAACACTTAGGCCATTATTCAAAAGAATTGAACAAGTTGAAGCACTTGTAAAATTTAAACTGGATGCGTCAGAGCTAGAAATTGTTGCAGAACTATCTAGTAAAGATAAATTACCAAATATTTGGTTGTTAACAATAACGCCTCCGCTAGCAGTGTTGGCGTTAACGCTAAGCGTGCCAACAAAGTTAGATATGGATAAGTTATTGCATAAAAAACGACGCGTTCCTGTAGTTACGTTAATTGCACCAGATCCCGAGTTAAATTCAACGTCATCTTGTGGTAAAGGCACAGTTGCTCCTGTTGCCCCACCCGATGTAGCCGACCAAACTGCCGTTGAATCCCACGCGCCACTACCCCTAGCGTAACGTGTTACAGCAGGCGTAAATGTGATATTTGCATTGTTTTTGGCATTTCCAACAGAAGTACCGGCAGCCCAAGGCAGTGATCCGCCAGCGCCGTTTATGTTCCGTAAATCTACGTTAGTTAAAGTTCTAGTGCTTGCCGTCAAAGTTTGTTGAGCATTTACGCCCAACACAAATAACCGATTTGTTAAACTGTTGCCTACAAGCGATATGGAAGAAGTACACGTTATGTTTGTGTTTACTAACCGTAAAAAAGAATAGACGGTAGCAGCACCTGTTCTTGTAAGGCTTCCACAAGTAAATGTTTGTGCTGTGACTCCTATAAAATTTACTCTTTCCCCGTTAACAGCTATCGTAGCGTTTGTATATGTTTTACCTCCGTGAGTAAAATCAAATACATTGGGACTAGAGGGATTAAATGTAAGAGAAGGAGCAGTGCTTGCGATTGTTGCGCCTTCAGCAACGTAGAAATATTCTGTTAAAGTAACAGTAGAAGAAGCTAGGTTAAGCGTTGTACCCGAATCAACAAGTAACGAATTGGCTGTTAATGAAGTTCCTAAGACTAAAGTACCGGTGTAAGAAAAGGCATTGTTACCTAGATTAACAAAACTGCACGAAAGTGCTCCAGATACAGTCCAAGTTGCTGTGCTTGACGGTACCCCGACCCAAACTTGAGTAAAGGTTTTTCCTGCTGGAGTTATTGTATGTGATCCAGAAGGTGCAACAAAGTATACGCTTTGGGCTGAATATGTTGTCCCTGCGGAAAAGGTTAAACCCCCATAAACAAGTACTCCAGGACCAGTAAAAGTTGCGGTGCCTGCTGCGTGGGAAAAATTTCGACATTTGGCGTCTGAGTACCCAAACACACTAGTTCCACTACAAGTAACTGTGGGAGTGCCGGAGTTAGCATCAAAGAAAACATCGTCTACATCTGTGGGAGCAGACGCACCCGATGCCCCGCCAGAAGTAGTAGACCAATTATTTGTGTTGTTTTGATCCCATTGTCCAGAGCCGCCGACCCAATACCTATTAGCCATTTACACTCTCGCTAGAGTAAGTGAAATAGTCAATTTTACTATACTTGTCACAGAATCAATGTTGAACGCAAGTACATCGTTTGCGGTGATTGCTTTTGTCCACCCAGTTAAAGTGGAGTCGGTGTATTTATTTGAAGACGTAATTGTCGGTTTTGAAGCACCGCAAATTGAGTCTGCTACAGTAGGAGGATAGTTAGCGTAGGTATCTTTCCAAATATCTACGACCACTGAACCTGTTTGATCAGCAAGTAAAGTAACTGATGTAATCGTGGCATTAAATGGGATTTGCAAGTAAGCTTTTATCCCAGTGCTAAAAGGTGCCCCGTTACCATCAATAATAACAGAGGCCGCTACAACTTGAGTTTGAAAGCTTATAGTACTGGGCCCACCCGTTAACACCATCCCGGTAGTAGTGGGGGTGGCGGTTAAATTTAAAACTCCTATAGAGGTGCAAAATGCTACGCCTCCGGTTATCGGAGAAATTGAAGCCCCAGTTCCACCTTGGGCAAGAGTCAAAGGTGTTGTTAGACCGGAAAGAGACGTAATGTCAGTATTTGCTCCAGATCTTGCTGCGCTTAGATTTGCCCTAGCCGCATTGGCGTTACTAGCGTTAGTCCCACCTTGGGCCACCGTTAGTGGCGTAACGAGCCCTGGGAGAGCAGTGATATCATTGTTGATTCCTGATTTAGCAGCAACGAGATTTGCTCTAGCGGCAGTATCATCTACAGCCCCGGTACCTCCAGAGACTACCGCAAGCGGGGATGACAGGCCCGTTATTGTGCCCCCAGTGATGACGGGATCAACAAGATATTGCACTGCCGAAGCAACATCAGAGCCATCACAAATAACAAGTGCTGTCTTATTGTTTGGTATGGAAACAAAACCCCCGCCGCTTTGGCGTTGAATGCGTACTGGGAAACCCCCAGAAGTTACGTTACGAAAAATATAGACCTTAGAAGTGTCCGGTATGAGGATAGTTCGTTCTTGTGTTTGTGTACCAGACACAAGAATGATGGCCCTCCGGGATTCATCCGAGGATCCATCACTTTCGGTTAGGGTATAGTTTGCATTTAAAAGTGTGATTGTTACAGCGCCAGCAATTGCTTGCTCAATCAAAGTTCCCAAATTTGTATTGGTGGTCGTGCCCCAGGTATTAGACTGTTCGCCTTGGCCTATAAGTTCAATTCGTAATAATGGAGAAAAAGTAGAGGGCATAGCAATTCCTTAGGTAATAATCTGGGTCCAAGTTGTGTTATTAGAGGTATCTACCTGAATCCAAGTAGCAGCTAATCCCCCTAACACCATTGTTAATTCATTTCCAGTTGGGCTAATTGAAACGTTAATATTAAACGGCGTAGTAACTTGAACTCGTTCTAAGTCTGTGGTTAACTGCATTCCGGATACACCAATTAACGTTGCTCCCAATAAAGGGAGCGTTGAAAACGGTGTTTGCCCGAATGCGGTTACGCCAAAAATCATTAGCTCACCGTAGCAGTTTGAATTAACATGAACTTACGATAGTGAATACCTAAAACTTGGTCAAACTCAATGCCGTTAGACGTGCTGTATATAAAGTCGCCATTATCAGGAATACCAAACTGGCTACTAAACACAACTTCACCAAAGTTCTTAATCGGTAAGGGCCAGTTTCCAAAATAACGTAACTGCCCGTTTGTGCCCATCTTAAACCACGCCCAAGTATTAAAGGAACCTTGGTTAGTTGTGGTAGCAGTTGGGGCACCAACAGGAAGGGCAAAATAACCAGTTTGAGTTTGAAGTATCTGCAAACCAATCAACGTAGGCGTTGAATCCCTAATAGAAAATGTGCTTGGTGCGTACATATCAATTAAGTTAACTTTATTTGCTTGGTCATACATAAGGTATAGTTTTGCACCACCTGCTTGACCTGCTGCAGGAACCATCGCAGAGTTACTTAATACCGCAAACGCAGGATTTGTTCCTGCAGATGTTGGGTTTAGCATACGCCCAGAAGTGCCATTTAAAATTGTTAAACCACTAACGGTGTTGGTGCCGTCTGGAATAGCATAGTCTGCAAGCGTTGCTGTGTAAGTAGTAGTTACGTGAGAAATTTTTATAAAACGGGTAGACGTTGCAGTGATTAAATATGCACGCCAAGCTCCTGGGCCATAACTATCAAACAACAAACCCCTAGCATTACCAATCAAACCAGCGGTTGTTGCAGAAGCCGTACCTGCGCCAGCGGCAGTAGTAGATGCGAACCTTTGGAATCCAGTGGCAACGCCTGCAGTAGCAATAATTGTTTGAGCCGCAGTGGAAGTTATGGTTCCTGAGTCTAAGTTATAAATACCGTTGTACGTTGGGTACACGGTGCTATTTGCATAATAAAACACGCAACCGTATTGAGGATCTGCTGTATCAACCGCAAAGCCAAAGTTAAAGGTAGCAGCCATTGCTGCACCAGTGACCGCTAAACTATCAACAGGACTAGTTATTGTGGGCGCTGAACCGGCTGGGTTTTTAGTAACCGTAATACGGTTAAATGTCAAACCGAACGGAGCGGCGGCAGCGGTGGGGTGTACTAAGCCAACACGCCCAACACCAGTACCGGCGTTAAATGACAATAAACGCATATCTACCCAACCAGCCATACCAGTGGCTTGCGTTGTTGCCGTTACTGCTGTAGAAATACGAATGGTTGTGCCATCAATCTTAACTGCTTGATACGAAATTGCGGCTGCACTAGGCGCAGTAACAAACAAAAAGAGATCATCTGTAATACGTTGAACGTTAACAATTTCCCCAAGAACAGGGTTAAATTGCAATGGGTTAGTTGTAAATGTTCCGGCAATCGTGTTACTAACAGTAATACTTGTACCAGAAACAGTAAGTATGACGTGAGATGTTGTGGAAGACGCGTTAGCTACATAAACAGTGCTAGCGCTTGTTGCGTAAGCAAAGCATGGAGGCGCGTTAGTTGCTACACCAGACGCAGCACTTAAAGCCGCTAAAACAGTACGTGAACCAATAGTTGCGGGTTTTGTAGATGTGTCAACAGCGTAAGCAATAACTTGTTGGTTAGTTGCGGTGTTGTCACTGTGAATAACTACGTACAGTGTGGACGTTAGTCTTACTGTTAAAGCATATTGAGTTGATAACAAAGTGTCAGCAACGGCTGTGCCGCTTTGGGGTAATGTATTCGCGTTTGCAACAAAAAATGGGCGTACGTCATCACCCACCATGGACCATTTACCCGCTGCCGTAGAAATATCGTATAGATAGCAAGTTGCAGTAGAGTTTGGTCCAATTGCGCCAATTAAATTACCTGCGTTATCTCTTACCCCAAGAACATGCTTGCCTTCGTTGCGGAATACAAACTTGCCATTAGATATGGTTAAAGTATTTGCTGCAGGCAAATTTACTACAGTAAACTCAGGAACTGCTGTAAATTCAAACACCCGACCTGAGGCATTAGTTAGAGTCAAGTCGCCAGTAAGCGCTTGTACCGAACCCGTGGCTAACTGAAAGTTATTGTCAACATACTGTTTAGTAGCAGCTTGTAGAGCAAGCGTTGGGTCTTGCGCGAGCGTGAACGTGCCCGAAGCAGGGTTCTGAGTAAAGTTGCCGGTCAGGCCTAACGTACCTACAACGTTTGTGCCTGCAACAGTTGTCGTCCCAAGAACATCTAAATTGCCCGTTATTGTGTCGCCTGCTTTATTAACCGGCGTATACCCAATGTTGGCAACTGCAGCACCAGAGGCTAGTTTTGCCGCTGTTACAGACGCATCTTGATAATCCGCTGTAGAAAGCGGGACTGGGGTAGGTTCTTTTCCAATATAACTCATATCTACCTCTTAAGTAAGTTCAACAATTGAAATAACTACGTCTGCAGCAGTGATAACACTCGCTACTACGGTAATTGTATCGCCAGTTTCCATAGCAAGTTTTTGTGGTTCGCCCACAACCACTAATGTACTACCGGCGGGTATTGGGGCATCTTTGACTAAATACGCGATTGTGGCGCCAGAAGTAATGTAAGCAGATACGGTTATCGTCGCTGCTGGACTTTTAATATTGGCGATAGTAAAACTATAAATAGTGCTTTGAACACCAGCACCAGCCGTAAAAACAACGGAAGGCGATGTGCCAACGTTTGATGTTAAATAATTTTTAAATGCAGTAGCCATCTTTTACCCCATGACAATAGATATGGCGACAGAGTCGTCAATGGTTGGATAAGGAGGAACCCCCGCCGCGTTTGAGTAAACAGCCCGCTGAGAAGGGAGAGTAACAAAAACAGATTTTGCTCCAGTAGAAAAGTTAACTGGAGAATTTGCATTGGAGCTAGATAAGATGGTGGTTCTTTGCAGCGTTGTTGAAGCACTTAAAGTGCCCACACCAATTTCCCATTCACCCAGGGTAGCGTCCGAATGGACTGCAGCATAGTAGCAAGTATTTCCAACGCCAATTGCCGCATTGAAGCTTTGAAACGAGTTCACCGCCCCAGTCAAAGCAAAGTCAACAGTGCCAACAGTAGTGGTGAGTTCTTGGACTCTATCTGCAAGTACTAGGGCCATTATGTAATCCTAATTAGAGCAGTCGTATTTGAAGGTGTTGGGAAAACGATCGTCACATCCCCAGCCACCGCCTGTTTGTCCCCGCCAAAATCTAAAACACAAACTGCTGGATTTGTAAGCGGAGCGTTAGCATTATCATTTGCTGATGGAGTCGAATTGTAAATCAAGGCCCCACGAGTAGTTAACGTTACATTAACAAAGGTGTAGTCCGCAAAGTCCAAATAGGCTGTTGCCCCGGATAAGAACGTTCCAAGATTTGTTAGCGTCGCCCCACCGGCAGTGTAATTAGGGCTGGTAACTTCCCCAGACGACGTGTAAGCAGTCGTACTTGCCCCCAGGTTTGCGGCGGATGTATACAGAGCAAACTTAAATGCGTCACCGCCGACTGGGCGAAAATCATGGACGGCGAGCATTAGCTGCTGTTTAAAACTGTTTGCAATTGCTTGGGAGATAGCCATGTCACTTCCTCAATAAATGAACAAGCTCAGGATGTCCTGCCTGAGTTACGATATTTGCCACGGTGGTTCGATCAGAACGAACCGCTTCCTGCATATAATGCACTAAGACCTTTCGCAAAGCATCCCTGTATGCAATTGCCTGGTCCCGTATTGGGCCTGCTGCAGTTTCACTGACAAAAATAATTTTATCCAAAGCTCGTTCAGCTACTTCCTCAGGCGAGAATCCACGGCCACTGGTAGTAACCACGGAAACATTTCCAATTTCGATGTTTGTTTGGGCGCTCATCATGGTCCTGGGCTCTCCGATTTAACATAAATACGAGCCATGCCATCACGAAACTCGTCACGACGACGGCGACCCTGCTGTTCAATTCCAAGACCTTGGATAGCTTGCTTGTAGCTATTTTCAAAGTAACCCATCATGTCTGCAGGGCCTTTGGTGTAGCTATAGGCTTGAACCAAGCAAGCATAAAACAAAGCCTCTGGAGCATTTTCGCTTATCCAATTTGTTGGTACAGTTGGAGAAACTTGGGGTGGGCGATAAATATACCCGAGCTCAACTTCATAGGTTGACGCAGGAGTGGGGGCAACATAAAACGTGTCTTGGTCCCAAATTGAGTAATACTTTGGGATCCCCGTGGCCGTCCCGTCTGGCCAAAATTCTTTCATAAAAGAGGGATCTCTAAAATCCAAGAATATCTTTTGCCCAGCCTGGTTCTTAACCGTCATATAACGATGAGTCAAAATACCGGACGGCATCGTAATGAACGGGGTGTTTGCAGTCAAGTTTGCGGTTGCTTCGAGCTTAAATACGTCTAAATCAATATCCCGCAGAATACGATTCTCTGCGAAAGTGATAAACGTATCGATCACCGAATTGGAAAAAACATTCGCGTCAACTTCTGTGTAGTTGCGAATGTTCGTGACGAGTTCGTTGTAGTTCATACAACCACCGTCACTTCTCCAAGACGCATACTCATAACCATTGCCTGATCCTCCGGATACGGCTGCATATTCACCGTGTTATTCGCACTGCCTATACTTTGAAACGCACTATCTCCAGGCGCCGGAGTGTAAATGGTCAACGGTTCCGTCCTGTCTGGGCGGGGCTCTAGTAACGCAATGGCGTCCCCACGATATTTAAGAGGCTCAAGTTGGGGTTCCTTAGGCTCATAGTCCTCTGGGCAAACCTTGAATCCTCGCCAATTCTTTTGCAATATTTTATACGGATACCTTTGACCGCAATAGTCACAAAGCCCGTAAGAGAACTTTCCCGTGGCAAAAGACACGTCAGACCCCCATCTCCGGCACAAAGGACACGCTTGCTGTGTCCCTATCTTCTGCTGCTGCCCGGGCAAAATCTTCTTCGTAAATACCTTTCAAACCAGTAGTGCGATCTGGAGCATATTTTATAGAAAGTTGATACGCAAGGCCGGACACTAAGCAAGGCAAAAACCGAAAGTTAACGTCGGCGGTGTTTGTGAAAGCCCCTGCGTCTTGAATCCTACGAATTCGGTAATAAACAAAAGTGTAGTTTTGATCTGCTGCCGGGTAGAAAAATACCTTTGGGCTGTTTGTGCGCTGCACATAAAACTGTGCGGGACGAGCTTGGGTAGTTTTATCGGGTATGTCTAAGTACTCTGCTCGGCTAATCCTATCAATAGTGATATCTGTTTGAGTACCTTGAGACGTGTAACGGATCACTGCCGATAAAACATTAACAACGTCGTCGCTAAGAGTTATCTCATTGACTCCAGTAGTTAATGAATAAGTCGCCTGCTCAATCGTCCAAAGGTTTAATCCTCTATTAGCCCAGTCTAAGAACAACAAATTCAGAGATCTACGCGCAGAGCCGAGTTGATACCCGGATTGCATGCGCATCCCGCATCTCTCAAACGCCTCTTCGATTATGTCATCAATCGAAAGGTCAAAGGTTGTTGTTCCAGAGGTTGCCATTAAGCACAGCCGCCCTTATTGTAGCCTTTAGCCATTCCACCGCCCATCATGCCCATAGCCATGCGCTTGTGCTGATTTACAGCGCCGCCATTTTTCATCATGAGAGGGCCGCTAGTTTTGCTGGTCTTTGAAATCATTTTGTTTTTTGGACCAGACTCAACACATCCGCCACCCTTCGTTGCAATACCCATTCCTTTACCAGCCATGATTATTTCCCCTTTTTCATTGCGCGGCCTTTTGCATCAGCCGAAGTTTTCTTCATAGCGCGGCCTGCTTTATCAGACATTCCGCCCTTTTTCATTTTGCCTACTCCATCCGCAGCAAATGCAGGAACTTTTTTCCCGTCTTTTTTGACCATCTTCATTTTGCTCATCATTCCACCTTTCTTAGCCTCAACGGCCATTCCTGCCATATTGTCCTTACGCATTGGAGCGGCAGCAGAGGATTTTTTGTCCTCTTCTACCTCTTTAACAAGGCCCTTCTTTATAAGTTTCATCATTCCGCCCTTCATAATTACTTTCCTTTCTTTGCCGTTTTGGCTGATTGAATAAAAGCTTTTGCAGTAGGAGCGCCCTTAGTTCCTGGTTTACGCATCTTTTCACCAGAACCCGCAGCGATACGTTTTTTCTTGGCATTGATATTGGCATAAAGGCCAG